GCATGTATCTTTGCACCTTGTTCTGCAAATCCATTTGGTCCTGCACATAGACTAACCCAGAATGCAGTCTTACCTGTTTCTGGTCTAGCAAATGCTATCATTAAATTACCACCACCAATACCACCTACATTTTCTTTCAACACAGGTATATTAAACTTCCATTTTGTAGTTACATCTAACAAATCTAATACTTGTTCTACATCACTTGTAACTGCAGGAGTTTTTTCTTCACTGATATTTTGTTTATGTTTTTCTATCATACCAGTTATTTCTGTAAAGTTTGCATCTTTACCATTAAATATTTCTGTAGCCTCTACTGCTATTCTTTGTGCTAAATCTCTATCAGATAAGATACGCATTATATCTTTTGCTATCTCTTTACTAGGTTCTTGTACTTCTTTAATATCTTCTACTAACTCACTAAACTTTTCTTTTGCAGCACGGGTCAATGCAGGATTAAATATTGCAGTATGCAAAGAATATAACTCATCTACTTTTATATCCTCTTCATATTTTTCGTGTGCTTTTTGTATTGTTTCATACAAAGAACTTATATCACCTGCAAATACAGTAGGTGATAACATACCTTTATGTTGAGTATAAAATTTTTTATTAAGCATAAGCCTAATCATTTGCTTTTCTATCATCTAACTCCTTTAATAAAATTTGATCTATTGTTTCAATTATTGCTTGATCTCTTTGAGTCCACTCTGATCTATTACAATCTATAATATCATACTTCCAAGAAAACCAATTCTCTAGTATTTCTTTTTTCATATCATCATTCATAAAATATTTTCCTTATCTGTTCTGTGTTATAGTACTTAAGATCATCTTCTAATGGTTTAACTATTACATTTTCAAATCCAGACGACCTTAAATCTTTTGCCATATCATATGCTTTTGTTGTAGCATCTCTATCTAAACATATATATAAATTTTTATATGGTTGTAAATGGCTTTTATGTACTTCTTTTAATTTAGTTCCCATAATAGAGATACCAGTTAATATATTAGATACTGCACAAGCTGATGGACAATCTTCTACAATTACAGAATCCTCACACTCACCACATTTAAACGGCACATCTTTATTACCATACATATACCATTTAGGAAAATCATTTTTATTCAATGCTCTACCTACTGCACCTACTATCTTATGTGATATTCTATTTTTAATTAAGAATACAACTCTATCTTGTTTTACATCATACTTAAAATCTGCTCTACCCCAAGACCAAGACTCCCAACAATTATTTTTATTTAACCAATGCATAGCCTTTTCGTTTGAGTATATTGATTGAAAGCTATCTGGCATTGGAAAGTCTTTATCTTCTATGTGCAATTCTTTATTACCTTGAAATACTTTTTCTACATAATGCATATTTTTTTCTCCTTCTTTTTTTCCTTTTGCTTTACAAGATGCATGAAAACAATACCAACTTATTTTATTTTCTGTAGTATCTACAAGCAATGTATTTTTATTATTACAAAATGGACAGTCCATTCTAATGTTTGTATCTGGTGGCACAAACAAACCTTGCACAACTGCTAACTGTTGTTTATAATTCATTTTATCCCCATTGAATAGCCATAGCTTCAGCTACTCCTCTAAAAGTAATTGATGATTGTATGCTATCAATATTAGAAAAAGAATATTTTTTACCAAACTTTTTACCCCCAGTATTACTAGGTAATAATTGTTTATAATTATTTACTTTTTTCATTGGCTCATCTTTATTAGGTTTTAAATTAGGTAAATTTTTTAGCCACAATAAAGTTTGTTTTGAAACTTCATGCCCAAATTGATATGGTTGAATTGATATTGTATGTTTTGGTAAGTTAAATATTTTTATAGGTACAGGATTTTCTATTGCTATTTTTTTTATCGGTGCATTATATAATTTCATAAAAAAATTTTTTGCCTCAATTCCTTTTTTATATCTTTTATTATTTAATTTTTTATTTGGGTAAAGCCATCTTGCACCTGCTCTAGAAAGATAAGTACATGGTGGGTGTGCGATCATTAAATCCCAATTTTTATTTAAATGATTTAAAACATTATCTTGTATATGATTACCTTTAGATTTTGTAGGTAATATATCACAACTCCAAGCATCATGACCTTTCTTATAAAAACAATCACGAACTATACCAGAAAATTCACAAGCAATTAAAACTCTCAAATGCTTATCTCCTCATATGTTAATGTATATCTATCTGCTGAATAAAAATTATCTGGTTGAATCTTTAATAATTTTTCATTAAGGTATAGAGCAGTTTCATTCTCTACTTGTTCTGTTGTTGGTTCGTTGTGAAATGTTATTATGCCCACTGCGTGTATTCCCATTCCGAATAGTCTTACTTTGTATTTTTTCATTGTTATTTTCCTTATCACATTTTTGTTTATTTGTCAAGTTATATTCTTTTAAAGTCATAATTTTTATTTTAAGACCTTTTTCTTTTAATTCTTTTATTCTCTTTGGGTTCCAATAAATCATCCCCTTTCCTCCTTTTAAACCATGATGTATCTCTACCCTCTTTTTTGCACCACTCATGATGTAATATTTCTATAGGTCTTATGTTTTTATAATGCATGCCTTTCATAGCCTACCTTTTCTCTCTTTTCTTGTTCTGTATGGTAGTTTATATTTATAAAAACTAATATTATTTTTTCTACTTTTCCATTCTACTACCACATCTTTTGCGTCACCTGCTTTTGTGTTAAAAGATATCATAGCTTTTTTTAAACTCATAGCTTCTATATCTTGTGACTTATCTTGTGTTATAAATTTATATGTTATCATTAATGCTCCTTATAGCTTACTTGTTTAATTGAACGACTCCAACAGGCACGACAACTACCACACTCACCATCTTGTTTGTAAGCAGGGCAATCTCTACCTATTGCAGGTTTATCTTTGTGTACACCAGAAGTCCACTTCCAAAAATTAGGTGGTGGACTATCTACTTTAATTGCTGATACACGCAAACATAAATTCTTTGGTACATCTTCTTCTTTGATTTGTTTTATTATCTGATATTCTCTCGTAGCCAACCAATGTTTTATTTGTGGTGTATGCTCACACACCTCAAATATTTTCATTAGATGTGAGAAAGATTGTATATCACCTGCATCAAACCACCTATGATATCTCTTTGATTTGTCTATGTTTTTATATTTTATAGTCAATAACATTGACATATAATCTACCCACTCGTTTAACTCTATTGCTTTTCTTCTAACTTCGTGTGCATTGAATACATTTTTAAATACATACCTACCTTTTAACGCATAGCAAGAATGGCAGATAGTACCTTTTATTTTTGCTAACTTTGATCCTGTCTTACAATGCTTTGCAGATATGCCCCAACCAAACGCAGGCATTTTACTTGGGTTAGATAGTGTGCCTATCTTTTTTTCTATTTCTTTTATTTTCATAATATAATTCCTACAATAAAACCAATAGCAAACCAAACAATCTCTGTTCTGTAATACAATGACCAAGTATTAATTTTCTTTATTAATGCTTTCATAATATCCTTTCTTACACAAGTATTTATATAAATTTTTACAAGTCTTAGGTGTTTTATCTCCAAGTTTAAATATACCTATTACTGCTTTTGCAAATGAAGTGTATCCAGTTACTCTCGGATTAGTCATAAGCATTCCATGTTTTGCCTGCATTTTTAATGCACGAAGTAGCATATTTTGTTGAAGTGTATATCCGTCTTCAAACACATAAGTTCTTAAGTCTTTCATATTTTTTTCTCCAATCTTCTGATACCAAATCGTAATTCACTTTGAGTTATGATACCATTTTTATAGTTGAATTGCAAGTTTTCATACAATTTTTTTATGTGATCGTGTGTAGTTCCTGCCATATCACACCACAAAGAACAATCAGCAGTATAAAACCAGTTCCTTGCTTTTGATTGTAGTGCAGGGCTAGACTCACTATTACTTAATATACCAAATGCATCTTCCATCATCACTTGTATTTTAGCAATGGCTAACTTTTCATCTGGTGTTTTTTCTTTTTTTTCGTAAAACATATTTATCCTTATAGCACATTTTACTAATTGTGTCAATGTGACTCGTTGTTTTTTTTCTTATTTTATGTTATAGTATCCTGTCGTTGCAGGGGGGGTTAGTATATATCATTCAGTATCATCTCTCTTCCATTTCCTACCTAATAGATATTGTAAGTTTTCTTTTCTTTTTCTTTCTTCTTCTACTTTATTTATTATATAGTATGCTATTATTATGCCAACAAAAAAGGCAATCATACTAAATAAAAACATACCTAGTCCATGATAAAATGTCATATTGTTTTCCCTTTCTTAAGGTGCATACTAATAAATAATATACACCTAAAGAAAGGCTAGGCACTCCGTCTGTGATTAAAAAACCACCCATAAGGCGTTTGTGCCTAACCATATCTCCTATCTGTTACGAGGCAAGTCCGATACCATGTGCTTTTTTCCAAGCTAGTATCTTCTCTTCTCTCGTAGGTTTTGGTGCGCCTATATTCATAATTGAATCGGCTGCGTCATCAATAGATATTACCAAGTCCATGCCGAACTTATCAGCAAGTATCTCTGGATCAATTTTCCATTGTATCTTCTCGTGGTTAGCAAAGTTTTCTACCTGCGAGAACTTAGTCATAGACTTAATTACTTCTTTAAATCTATTGACTCTAGCTACAACAGTTTGAATCCACTTGGTATGTTTAGTGACAACATTTTGCTTTGCTTGAATCATCATTTCAAACTTAGCAAACTCCAAGTCTGTACAAGGTATTGCCCTTGAACGACAGCCCCCAGTACCAATTATATACAATGCGTGTTTATCTTTCCACGATTGAAAATAATTAGTGCCACCTTTACCACCTTGTAAAAAATGATTGTTGTCATTTCTACATTGCGATAAATAAGGATTGGTAGTCCTAGAGTATCTTTGGTCTGAACTTTTACTTTCAGCTTGTATATCTGCCTCAATGTTACAATCAGGATTTAATCCTACTGCTTTCATTTCTTCACGATACATAGCATAGGCAAAGTTTTTACCATTATTACTACTACCACTACCATAACGAGATCCATAATCTCCATCTAAACTCCCATCTAATTCAAATGAGAAATGCCTAGACTTATCTACCTCGTCATTATATCTATCAAGCACTTTTGGTGCGTCAATCACCTTAAAAAAGAAACAACTATCACTACCTACTGCATTTACAGTATTGTAATCTCGTTGTAATCTTTGTAAGATTGCAACATCTTCTAATTTAAATCTTCTTTGTACTACATCTCTGCAAGTATCAAATGAAGATTCAATCGTAGACTTTGCGTCATCTCGTGCTTGTTTGAACTCCTCTTTTTCGTGAGTGTCCAAAGATTCACAATGCTTACGAAAGTCAATAACACACGACTTCCTTTTATCAGCATTGAGTCTTACTTGTTTCTTATCCATACGAGTACTCCTTTGTTGTTGGATTAAAGATACTACTAACTAAATGTCAGTAGTATCTATAATATATATTATTTTGATTGATGTGTCAACTAGCTAGACCTAATGTGATTGCTAGTTCTTTGGCTTGTGTGTCGTCTATTGTAACCCAGTTATGGTCGGCATCTATTTGCTCTTGTGTCTGTGCTTGTTGTCTTGTTATTGGTTGTCTAACTCCTTTAAGTTTATTTACTAATTTATAAGTAGGTTCACTACTATAACCCCAACTATATTCAACAAACCAAGCGTCCTCTAAAGGTAATACTTGTTTATCAATAAAACCAACTGCGTTCATACAAGTATCTTTGTGTTCATTCCACCAAGCCTCACGACAACCATTAGAACACCAATGACCTAGCCAATGATTAGCTTTGTTAGATTGATAATATTTAGCACCTTTACTACCACGAATTTGATTTTGGTTTTTCTTCTGTGGACATTTTTTATTTTGACACCATTCACTCATTGATATCTCCTCTCTGCTCAAAGTCCTCAAAGTTTTTAGCATAAAGATTTTTGATTAAAGTTCTTGTAGCTTTTGGAAACTCAACTCTAAATGAATCTGAATCGGCTAAATAATTGAATTTTAAGCATTTTTTGCCTATCAATAAATATCTTAATCTCTGATTCATAGGTACATTTCTAAACTTGTAGCCCTCTTGAATATCTAAATCAGTTACTAACATATTATGTTCTGGTGTAGTAGTTCTCTTACCACCTTTTTTGTACAACCTTTTACCAGTTGTACCGTCAATTTGAAACTGTCTATCTTTAGTATCAAATCGCATTACTCTTTTCTCACCAACAATCTCTAACCTTTTTGGTTTTTTGTAGAAGAAAGCACGACCTTTTTTAGATTTGTACTTGTCTATCTCTTTATCAATAAAGGTATGGAGTTGTTGCTTTGTTATGTTTATGTGTTTCATA